GAGTCGTTGCGTGAACTCGCCAAGAATCCGAAGAATGATTTTTTCCTGATGGATGCTTCAGGCGATTTTAAGGGGCTGGGGGAGTTCCTGGATGAGCACAGATTCAGTGCCCGCTGTTACAGTATCAAGGATTTGACTCGGCAGCAAATGATCAATTACTTTACCTACATTTACGCCTCCTGCCCTACGGTTGTTCTAGAGTGACCCTTGACTGGGTAGTCAAAAGTTGACTATCTAGTCAAAAGTTGACTGCTCATTCGCGCGAACGAACCAGCCCGATGAATCCCCACTCTGAGTTTATTGATAAGCGTATCGCAGATCTAAAGAAAAAAACAAAATGGACGACAAAAATAACCGATACGACCCACGAGGATTTTATTAAAGACTTTGGATCCAATGTCTTTACGAATTTCATTCAAAGCACATTTACAGCAGCCTATCTGAACAAACACCCTTGTTCTGATTGCAATGGTGTCTCGAAAGAGAGATGTCATGGCATCGGTGAGGGACGTCCTTTGCTCATTAAGAGGGCTCTTGAGAAGGTATATCCAGATATAACGAAAACTATCTCGCTCAAAGAGATTCTCATTCAATTTCTCGAAGAGCATAAAACCACCAAGTTCACCTTTAAATGTTCCGCCTGTCATCGGAAAGAGGTCTAAACATGCAGCCGATCAATAGCTAATGCCCCCTGTCTTTCGTGAACTTCCTCCACTAGAGCTCGTCCAACGAGTTCTACTGGCGTATTCTTTGCGCGGATTTAATGATGTCACGTGGTTCACCAAACAATCCTGCCATCTTGCGGTCATGGAAGAGCTCCTTCCTGAACTCATCCCCTATTACACCCCCTGTAAAGCGGAAGAGACCGTATCCTATACCTCTGCATTTCGTATGCTGCGACATTGTATCAAAGCGCACGGATATGATCTTCGATATATCGAGAAATCGTGTCGAGGAAAGGAGCTCTGGTATCAATTAGTCACCCCTTTTGAAGCAGACACAGAAGTTACTTTTGATTGACCCGTCTGGCGAGAATATGACTGAGAGCTAAATCGGAGGAGAGAATCTGTTCCTCGCTCATCCTCAGTAGCCACGCCCACGAACTTCTCTCTAACAGATCTTGGTAGGGAATGACTAAATACTTTGCTGCTGCAGGAATGGTAAAGGTCAGACGTCCTCCCGTTCCAGAGGCAAAGATATCTTCGAGCTCGAGTTTTTTATTGGTACGTTCATTCCTGGAGAGTTCATCCATAGGGCGGAAGGTGAGTTCCCCTGCGAGCTGGTTCTCCGCTATCTCCTTCAAATCACTCATCGCATCTCCGCGGATTTGAAATCCACCCACCTGGGTTTCCAGTCGTTCACGGATACGTTTCTCCCAAGCAATGAGGCTCGGATTGTTTGGCTCAGGAACCCAGAAGCAGCTAAATCCGGAGTCAGCATCTTGACCAAAGACAGTGATGGATTTAGGGAGTTCTCCAATAGGACGGAGTGCCACGACATAGGGAGACATCCAGAGTCCTCCGAACTTGGCGAGGATTGCCGTACGAATCCAATCTTCCTCTGCCACATAGACTCGCGCCTTGGGTTTCTGGAGACGGCTAGGAAGATGCTCCCATCCGCCAAAGAGTTCTGCCACAGATTCAAGACCATTCAGCACACGAACAGTATAGGTTCGTCCATTTAACATGACAATCCTCTCATATAACATGTTCAAGAGGGGAATATTGATCGCATAGGAAGATCTTGCTCCGAAGTCAAGCCAGTGACGGGCATTTACCTCAGAGGTATTGTAAAAGAGCCAGAGAGGAGGATGGCTGGCGCCGATGGTCAAATGGGCAGGGGTGATTTCTACCTGTGCGGTTGGTCGTAGACTTCCATATTCGTAGATCGCGATTGAACCAAGAAGAACAATTGTCAGTCCCACGAGAAGCTTCGTGTCCATCTAGATATCTGATATATATAAGTATACATCTAGTTCCTGATCACGAGGCGTTTCATCCGTTCAAAATAACTGGTTTCTTCCACCGCTTCTTGAGCCACTCGTAACTGGCGTCTCTGTTCTGCCTGCGCCATTTGCTTCTCAGCGGCATAGAGCTCTTCTCGCTCTCGATCATTCAAGGCCGCTGGAGCACTTTTCCGTTCCGTCTCGTATTGTGCCATAGATCGATTCTCCACTTTTACTCCTGCCGTGTCTTGACTAAAGGTCGTATAGTCAGTATAGGCCTTTTTCAGATCGGTAAATTTCAACCCGTTCTCATTCGGAGATACGGTATAATCATCGCGTCCAGTTCGGCCTAATTCCACGCCATAGCCCATGCGAGATGCCATGGATAATTCTTGTGCGACCATCGCTCCTCGCGGTTGACCTGCCTTGCTTTTGCGCTCATCTTCAAATGCCTTATTGAAGACGTCACGATTGAACTTGCCTCCGAATTTAGGAGCCGTGGCTGTATCTTCTCCCTTTAACCAATCTCCGTAGCCCGTCTCGTCAGGATCAGGAATCTTTGTCTTTTCAAACATGTCGTTAAAGGTCTGGATATTCAGCTTGGCTGGATTGAGACGGACTGGCTCGACCATTTTCCATTTATCTTCCTCTTTTGCTCGACTGCCTGAGAGGACAGTGGGAGCTTCCACCTTTCCTTCGGTAGCTCGTCCTCCGTGGATACGCCCCAAGATTTCCCCGAGGTAGGCATAGGCACGAGTCACGGCCTCGAATTCTTTCTCAGACCCGCCCTTGTCTGGATGGGCTCGCAAGACTGCCTTCTTATAGGCAGCCTTCAAGCCGTCTGGAGTTATGGCAACCTCCTCTTCAATCTGCAGAATGCGAAGACAGGCCGAAAAGTAATTCATGGCTCGTTCATTTCCCTTTTGACTGGTTTGTATAGTCCCAGAGCCACCCCTGGATGTATGAACCATAGTTGAAGTCTTTTGGCTCTGGCCTTGGCTTTGGCCACCCGTTTGGATGGAATGCAGAAGCGTCCCATAGACTCCTCCGTATTTCATCGACTCGATATGTTCGGGAGATTGGAGCAACGTCTTAATCATTTGGATTCGCGTAGCATGGTCTTGAATGGCCATCATATTCGCATAAATACGTTTATGTGCTTCGGGTATTCTGCTATCGGTATTACCCATACTACTTATTCTCCATCAAAAGTTCTCGAATCCTTCCCGCAGTAAGTACTGGAACACGTGCTTCGCATTCCCACAGCCATCTCCGTCCTAAAGAAAAAAAGCTAAAGTCCGTCGGCCACGCCTGTGGACACAGAAGCGGAAGGCGCCGATATGGTTCTCTCACTAAGCCCCAACTCGCCAAGGGAAGAACCATCGTAAGCTGTTCCTGGGGACTGGGAGGAAGAGAGCCGCCCGAGCCCATCCTTGGCATCGATGACATCCGTGCCAGATCGCTCCACAAGGGAGGTATCCAATAGGGGTACATCCATTCCTTATCCACGGGCTCTCCTAAATAATAGGCGACGATCCACTGAATCCCTTTAACATACTCCCCGCACACCTGCTCGCGATTCACTCGCTCATGCATAAATGACCAGTACCGAGCCCGCCAATCGTCCACTAATTTCCTCCCGTTCAGAAGCTCTTTCTCGACATTCCAAACTAAAGGCAGTCCCTCTGATTCATCCATCCCTGGAAGAACACCTCGCTTCCCCTGTTTTTGTTTGTGCTCAATCATCTGGTACATTCGCTCGGTCTCTTCCGTTGCCCACCGCGAAGCAATCCCCTGTAACACAGACAAGTTGAGCGTAGGAGTCACCAGCCAAGCCCCCGTCTCTTTCATTGAGAGCAATTCCTGAATCACCTTCGAATGCCCATCATTCGCGAGTTTATGAGTGAGGCTATGAGGTAAAAAATCATTACCCATGAGTGACATGAGGGTCACGTAGTTCAGACAGCTCATCCAATCGGTCACATGAATCTTCTCTTTGACAGCCTCAATATCAAGAAAGGAATACTCGCTAACGCTCACGCTCCCCTTCGATTCGAACTCTTGCCTCTCTCGCATCAGCCATACGGGTTGACTGGTTTGTTGCGAAAGGAGCATGCTGAGGAGAATCAGATCAGCATCGAGACCATAAATGAGCATGGGGTGAGAGGAGAGCGCCGAGCCTCGTAAATAGGCTAAGAGTTTATGCTCTCCTTCCCCCGGCTCATTGACGCTGCTGAGAACCCACTTGGATCCCTGTTTCTTCACGAGAGCTTGGAGAGCCGTGGTGAGTTTATCCATAAAGAGTGTCCCTGGTGTGATAGCATTCTTATCCCAACCGCCCTGGCTCAGCCAAGCAGACTTGAATCTCCGCACCCGCTGTTGGCGAATTTTTGCCATGGGAACAACTCCATCAACGGCAAGATAGACATGGGCTGGTGATCCCGCAGCAGTCCATACCTCTTTTACAGTATGCACAACGGTGTCAAGTAATTCTCCTTCCCAACGATCCGCATCTTCAGGATCCGTGCACCCTGGAAACGGGCGGAGCTCGGGTGCATGTAAACATCGGTAAATGAGACAATTAAAGTCAAAACATAGACTTTTTACCTGGATGGGAAGGGTCTGACGAATAGTATGGGGATGTGATTTCAACAGGGTTCGAAAATATGAAGGTATACCCATCCTAGACAGAACATACTCGAACCTTTAGGTTCTTTATAGGTAGATATGGCGGCTGCATCAACAGGAGGAAGTCCATTCGATCTCTTGTACAAGCTTGTCCTAAGTCCTCTTGAAAACAAGTTTGCAGAAGTGTCCCACTTTTCCCCTGTGATCTTTACGATGGGCAGTTTGTTCGTGTCGATCATTACCTTGAATTTTCCCATCTTTATGTTTTCCATTGCTTCCGGTGAAGCCCTTCTCCTGCAAAATGTCTTGAAAGGAGTGTCGAACTATCTTGCGACTGCTGATTCTATCGCTACGACGGAAAAACCTGATGCCAAATGCAAGAGCCGCTATGAAGGATCCGCTGCCACCAAATTCAAGTATTTACTCGATAATGGCGTTGGATCTAGCTTTCCCCATACAGGGCTCTATTTCCTTTCCTTCGCCGCAGCCTATTGTATTCAATCGATGTCGTTCTTCTCGACCGAAACATACGAGCGAGGTGCATCATACAGCACTCGCCCCTATTTAGCTGCCATAAGCGCATCCCTCGCCATCGTCTTATTTTCCCTTTATATTCTGGTATACGGGTGCGACACTCCATTGAATATCATCTTTTCCGTCCTGGCGGGACTTTTGATTGGATTTATTCTCTGTTTTCAGAATTTAATCCTCTTTGGAAAACCAGGAGTTGATATGCTATTCATCCCTCCTCTGGTTGCACGATCGGGCATGGATTATATATGTGTTTCTACGAATTAGATGGATTCCCTCGTGGATGGTTTATTTTCGTTCAAAGATGCATGTGAAGACTCCTTCTTAGTTCTTCCTCATTTACTATCCGGGTTTTTCTTTTTTGTGGGTCTCTTTACAACCAATATTGGTATGCTCGTCTTAGCGCTTGGTCATCTCCTTGTTGTACCAGCCCTCTCCTTTTACGCAAATTCTGATACTCCTTTCTATGATACCACGGGCATAGCATGGTTAACCGTGTTGTCTTCTCTTGCATATGGAGTTGTATTAGTGTTTACCTTAGCGGGATGCTTTGGAGGAACCTTTGGGGGATTTATGGGTGCGTTAACCGCGGGTACAGTCGGAGGAACTTTCCTTTTGGGTCTCCTTGCATTAAAATTTCTATCTGATTCAAAATTCATCGACTTTGGTTCAATGAGCCCCTTTGATGTTGCGAACCCTTATAGGTGGTTCGCGGGTCCACCACCAACGAGTAATCCCTCGGAACTTTGTTATCTTTCTCCTGGTGAATCCACCACATCTGGCCGCCGTACTCCATCGGCATGGATGATTCACGTCCTCTTCTTTTTCGGAGTCGTCATTGCAAATGCATATTCCATTTACGTCCTCCCCTCCCCTCGCCTCAATCCAACAGGGGATCCCACCGTCGACGCTTCCAGCCAAGAGCAGTTAAATCAGAGAGTCAATACACGTAAACTGATTACGGCATCCATCATCGGAATCTCTTTGGCCGCCTTAGCTCTCTTGATCTATATTCGAGCAACGTTCACCCCCTGTGATAGTCTTCTTGCCCACTCTGTCCTCCCAATGATGATTACCTTCCTCTTTGGCATAGCGTGGTTCTGTGTTCTCACCAATTCTTGTGGTATACCTGCCTCGGATATCCTGGGCTTAGTTCAAGGATTTATCAGTCCTGCTGCCATCGATAATCCAATTGTCTGTGTTGGATCTGCGAATCCTTTACGAAGCCCAAGTTCAACTCGACCTTAGCCAGAGTAACGTAACCACAGAGAGAAATGCCGGCGGAATTCCCGTAAATCTTTCCCTGTAACCAGACCCAGAAGAATCGAATCATCGATCGACTGGAGGAAGAGTCCCCACGCCTCGTCAGCTTCCTTCACGGAGGTTGCCGAGGGAGCATACTCGACTTCCGGTTTCCCCAGCTTCACATTGACTGAATTATGCAACTTCGATACCCATTCCCCAATCTTATCATAGGATCGCGGAACCGGATATTTGCGTTGAACATCGCGGAGATGGGCAATACATTCCTTGCACGGAAGAATCGTATGTAGATGATTCACAATCCACATCGCTTCTCGTTCAGAATCAAGGCGTAAGGAGGCAAGACTGGTCTTACTGATTTCTCCAAGAGCATGCAAGAGTTTCCATAAGGGAGGACCCCAAACGGAAGGCGGCGGCATCTAAAATTGAAAAAAACTCTTTGTCTACTCTTTGTCCGCATGTCCTATCCTGTCGTCGCTGAGTGCTGGTCGATTTTCGAGTCCGCTCTTCTTGTCCAAGCCCGTAAACTTGTCGATGATATTGCAAAGCATCAAAAGACCGATGCAAAAGCCCTCTGGGCAAAAGTAAAACCGACCATTCGCATTCCCTTGCTTGATGTCGATCTTCCTGACCAGTCACTCTGTATTCATATTGTACAGCGCGACTGTTCCCCTATCTACCAGCGCTGCCGCGCCCCCTGTCTTATCGGCTTCAATGAGTGTACCCAGCATGTCCACTCTCCTGTAACAGAGATGCCAGGCTATCAGTCCGTCGATCGGATCGTTGATTATGAGGGAGTCGCCTATTTTGTGGACGAGTCTTCCGTAGCAAGAGATTCCCAGGGAGTTGCTAAAGGGATGGTGGAGAATGATACGTTGTTTCTGTTCGAGAAAAAATGAATCCTGTGTTCAGCCCTCACTATGTCCCCGATGCTATTGGCTAGGCATCAATTCTTCTTTTCTTTAGCATCTCATACCATTAAAAATTCCCTGGTCATGATAACTGTGGGAAGTTCCACTAGCGCGCCCCGATCTATTCAGTATACCATCGACTCTGCAGCAAAATCACAGTTCATTCCCACATTCCAGAAAGACGTCGAGACGGAACTTTACAGGCTGCAAGCAGTGCGATGGACATTGCGAAAGTTTCTCCTACGGATTCTCTATCGGAAATTGAATGAATGCACCACGGTTGATATTGTTACCCTCGATCCTATCCGAACCCCCGTGCATATTATTGATTGGGCGACTCGGCAGAAGTATTCTTTCGAGGTCATGACCCTTCACAAGGACATCACCCAAACCCTTTTACATGCTAGCGGAGTCTTTCCTGAACCGTTGCGCCCGAAGAATCCATTGACGAATCTTCCGCTCTTGATGGGACAGATCATTTCGGTATGGAATACCTTTGCCATGTCGCCCATCATTGTATCATCAGCCGTCTCGATTTACCGTTCCGTGCGGTTTTGTCTTGCGCGGTTTAAGGAAGAGTATGCTGTTCCCTTGATGATTTCCAGTATGAAGAAATGTTTGATGAATCATTTGGATATTGACTATGCGGACTACCTCATTGGATTTATTGAGAATGCCTTTGATCATAATGGTATTCGCTATACATTTCGTTTACGATCAGAAGTTGAGACAGCAATCTATACCCATAGTTCTTCAGACATTCTTCATCGGTTTCGAATCTACTGCGTCCAGTATAATTATGCTCTTCTGGTGAAAAAGAATAATCCTATTGAGTTAATGTGTGAAATTGACAGGATCTATGTTTCCTGCCTACCTATCATAAAGGAATTGCAAATAAAAGGAAAGCTAGTGTAGATGTCGTATAGTGGCCTTCTTCCTAGCGAATTAATCGAGTTAAGAAGAGCTAGAGCAATGTATGGAGGAGAAACGACGTGTTACCCCGTTTATCCTCAACTTTGCCCTCCCTCCCCTTGCCCTCCCCATCCTTGCCCTCCCCATCCTTGCCCTCCTCCCCCGTGCCCACCCCCGTGCCAATATATACCCGGACCAACTGGTTCACCTGGTCCACCTGGTCCACCTGGTATATCATTAAATGGAATATCTTATATTTATTCTACATCGCCTCTTCCCCCTGCTTCTGGATATATTAATACAATAATACCTCCCCTGAATTATTCAACAACTATACAGGTTTCTCTACAAGATTCTCATGCAGTCTTACAAAGTACATACTTGCAAACAGTTCCTTCTGGATCTACTATCGTTATCTATTCACCGGCAAATCAGATTAGTTTCTTTTTTAGGGTTCAGTCGACCGTTTTCTCTGTTAGTTCCGTTAGCTTTACGGTTTTACCCTTGACCAATCAATATTATTCTCCTTCTCAAGATGAACACTTCATTTTCTCCTATCAAACATCTGGTGGAGTGGGTCCTACCGGTGCGCAGGGTCTTCCTGGAACGACAGTAAATACAGGACCAACCGGTATGCAGGGTATTCCTGGAACAGCAACAAATACAGGTGCACAGGGTCCCCAAGGGGTTACCGGTCCCACCGGTCCCATCGGATTACAGGGTATTCCTGGGACAGCAACAAATACAGGTGCAGCAGGGGCAGGATTTCCACCCGGTGGTACAACAGGCCAAGTCTTAGCTAAGATCGATTCAGCGAATTATAACACGCAATGGATATCTGGTGTAGGAAATATCATAGGACCCTTCATTATTAAATGTCTAAGTTTAGGAAATGGAATTGGTACATTTGTTAGTGCCACTGATCTAACCGGTGCATCGTTAGTAGGATGGACGGTAACAGTTCCTACGCCATCAAGTGTTGAAATTGTATATCCATCATCAATCACAGGAACATTTGTAAATTTTAGACGGATGAGTGCTAATACGGGTTCAGCACCATTTACATACAATGTAGGAGCTTTTGCACCAGGATTTAGTGGAGCTACTGTTACTTTTACACCAAGTACCCGATTAATTAGTTTTACAAATATAAGTAATGTTACATATTTTTTTTCTAATAGTGTGGATTGCCCTGTATATTTTCTATTTGACTTAATGCTCACTCCACCTTTACCTTAAGCGTTAGACCTTTGCTGATTAAACATGAGTAAACTTCGGCTACAGTTGAGCAATTAAAAAGAGGGATTGTGCCCATTTTTAATTGCTCAATGGTGTAAAGTATACATGTGATGTATACTATAGGTTCGTCAGTTGGATACTTTATATTGATTTACTATAGAAATGTCCGTGTCAACGCCGCCTATTCCTGTGGTTATTGGTGGGTATATTGAACCAGGATCTATGACTATAGCAAGGACTTTTGTGAATTCAAATAGTAGTGCAAATGGATATCCATATGAATTTACAGTTCGATTAAACTTAACTCCTTATCCATGTGTTGATCAAGGTAGTATAGGAGCAACTCAGTTCGATACCTCATCTCTTCGTGTTGGTCAATGGATTTTACAGAATACAGGAAATGCGTATTTAGTCGTTGCAATAGACACAATTGTGGATCCATTTTTGGTAACGGTAACTATACGTGACGTGGATATGTATAATGCGTTAAGTGATCCTACCCAAAATCTGAATAATTATCCAAACGAATTTAATGCGCTTATTGTGTTTTCGTTATCCGAAGACGGTATTCCCCTTATAACCTATAGTGTTGCATACGGATTTTTTGGTAGCTGGTTGCAGGATGCTATGGCTCGGTTTACGTATCGCAATTTAATTAAATCTTTTTATACTGATATACTTTCTACTGTAGATTATTCTAGCTACTTAGTTGGCCAGATTGTTTACATTGGTCAAGTTGAATCTGGATACCAATTTCTTCCTGTTGATCCTAACCAGCAAACTCAAGTGGATCGAGCGTTTGGCATAGTGAGTTCTGTCAACCAGCCTGAATTAGGGAATATCTACGTGAGACCTTTCGGTAAAAGTATCACCACACTCCCTTTTACACTCCCTGGCAATATTGGCGATGTTCTGTATTATGATTTTACAAATGAAGATGGAGAAACATTTACAACAGCGACTCGTCCAACGACAAATCCGATCCCCCTCTATATTAAATTAGGAACGAATACCGTATCAGTATTAAATTCTGGTATTGGGTCTATTGCAGGTGCACAAGGTGCAACAGGGGCAAGAGGGGCTCAAGGTAGCCAGGGGTTTCAAGGATTTGTAGGGACAAGAGGAGCTCAGGGGTTCACAGGTGCTCAAGGTGCGACAGGTGCCACAGGGTTCGGAGTTACAGGGTCACAGGGTGCTCAAGGTTCGCAAGGTGCTGCTGCTGCTGCAACTGAAACAGGTGCGCAAGGTGCAACGGGTGCAACCGGTGCACAGGGTGTAGCGGGTTCAGGATCTCAAGGTGCAACGGGTGCCACTGGTACAGAGGGTGCTCAAGGTGCAACGGGTGCGACTGGTGCACAGGGTGTAGCGGGT